GAAGGTGCAGTAGCAGCACATCGACTATTACATGATACTGCCAATAATAGACACCCACTACAGAAAAAGGGTGATGGTTCATTAGCATTCCATATTGTCACGAATGTACAAGGCAATAAAGGAGTTGCAACAAAATCCATCGACAATAAAGATCCAAAAATTAATTATACACATGATGACATTGAACGCAACCATGGCCATGCGCCTGGTTTGGCATCAAAACTTCATGCATTGTTAGATAACGCACACAAAATATCAGGAAATAATAGACACATCTCCGGTGAATTTCTATTCACTCCAGACGAAGTGGAACACAAAGATGGAACGGCGTCATTTAAACCGAATACAATCAAAAATATGGTTAGTGACGATGCAGAGGCCGCCCGCATCAAAAATGCCAAGGTCGGAGTTGCCATGCACTCTGCATTTGACGAAAAAGGAGCAAGAAAACCACTTGAGAAAGGGGATGTTCGGGAGCATCCAGATGTTTATAACATGGATCTTTCGGCACCAAAAATAGTTAAGACACAAGAAACGTCGAAACACTTAAAGAACTTATCTGATACTATACGCAAGACTCCTGGTGAATCATTTGATTATGTGAGTCAACCACACATTAGAGATCATTTTAAGACTTATATAAACAAAACTGTAAGGGATGGTTCTTCACCTAATACAAAAGATTTTTTGGATCATGTAGCTTCTACACATCAGAAACTTATCGACAAAGTAAAAACTGATGCTTCAAAGAAACAAAAAGAATCGGCAAGAGATAAAGAACTTACCGATATGGTGCAGAATAAGAAACATTTGGATAATGCGTTCAAGGTTCATCATGCAACGGTTGCTGCTAAGGATCATCTAGTTGATCTTATTAATAAACATGATTCAAACAGTAAAGTAACACACCATCTTGAAAATCAAGATGGTTCTTATCGTCAAACTGGCGCTGAAGGTTGGACTTATGATTCACCGGAACACCACACGATCAATACTCTAAAATTGGTTAATCGTGGTGATTTCAGTAGAAACAATTTCAATCTCAATGCAAGATTCCGCAAACCTGTTACTGAATCATTAGTTGCATTAACATTAAATGAATCCCTAACTAATTATAAACCACAGAGCAATCATGCAGTGTTGACTTTTGGTCGATTCTCTCCTCCACACAAGGAACATAGTCACCTAGTTGATGCAGTAGTGGATCATGCCAATGAGATTGGTGGTGATCCACATGTATTCGTAAGTCATTCTCATGATAAAGATAAAAATCCTTTGACTGGAAATGAAAAGGTTGCCGTATTGCGTTCAGCACATCCAGAGCACAAACAGATTTTCCACACATCATCTAAAGAATCTCCTAGTATATTTCATGCTCTTGCAAATCTACATGCAAAGGGTTATAAACATGCTACAGTAGTTCTTGGTGATGACCGTGTGGAAGAAATGCGTAATAGTCTACACTCATATAATGGTCAATTCGATAAACATGGTAGAGGATACAAATTTGATTCTATTAATGTTATGACTAGACATGATCAAAATAATATGAGAGACGCATCAGGTAGGGATGGCGTACACGCTTCAGATGTTAGAAAAGCAGCAAGAGAAGGTGATATTGACTTGGTGAGACAGCAACTGCATCCAAATTTGAGTATGGGTATGGTTCGTTCCATCGTGAAAAGAATACAGCAGAGGACAAAATAAAGTAAGATGAAGAACATCAAAGATTTTCTTGGCCAATTGTCTCACAATAAAAACAAAAATGTTTTTGGTGAGAATAAGGTTATATTTGTTACTGGTGGCCCAGGATCAGGCAAGGACGTAATTATTCGCGAAATACTATCTCATGTTGACATAACAGAGGTGAACCATTTACAGGCTTTTAACTATCTGAGTGATAAGAAGAGATTGTTTGAGAAAAGTAATGATTTTCGTAGAGAAACCATTAGAAATAACTATCCACTAATTATTAATGCTCCAGCTGATGATGGTGAAAAGATTACATATATCAAAGAAGAGTTAGAATCATTGGGATACTCTTCATTAATGGTGTTTGTTAATACAACAGACAGTATTAGTAAACAAAGAAATGAAAAGTTAACCAGAATGATGTATGAATCTGTCCGTCACTCTCGTTGGTCGGCGTCACAGAATAATAAAAGAGATTTCAAGAATATCTTTGAGAATTTTCTACACATCGATAATAATCATTCAATAGATGAAATTGAAGAAGATATTGAATCAATATATAAAAGAATTAATAAGTTCTTGGTATCAGAATCGGCAAAACCTAAGCTTGTCGATCTAAATCCTAAGTTGAAGGCTGATGGTCCTGATGATATCACTCCAGATAATAGAGCTGATGAACCTCAGACTGGCGATATTAAGTATGATGCGGGAAAAAGAAGAAAATCATATATCTTTAAGACCTATAGTGAAGATGCCGGCGTTAGGATGATTGTGAAACCAGAACCTAAAGAAACCAATTTTTCAAAAGATAAAGAATCTTCCAAGAAGAAGAAAATGGTAGATTCACCCACAGTCAATCAGAGAATGAGAAATGTTGATGGACTGGGACAAGAGTTTGACACAAGACAGCAGGGTACAGTTTATCCCATGTCGGGCCTTGGTAATGTTACATATAGAGAGCAAAGGGATTTCAAATCATTCAGGAATAAACTGAAGGAAGCTATCGATGATCCTGGTGCAGTAGATATGGGAGTTGGTGGTGTATTGAATGGTGCCACCAATAAAGAACCTATGCAGTCTTATAAAGATCAAGAAAGAAACATTGGTATAAAAATAACAAAGAAAGGAAAGAAAAATGTTTAATAATAGATTTACAAAGAAAGATTCTGTTGTTGATGCAGTGTCTCAAGTTCTGGAAGCTTGGGATGACGATGAAGATGATGACGTAAAACGTGCAGATGCAGAACTTCGTCGCATGAAGGCAAAGCCAATTGAAGCAGATAAAAAGACTGATCCAGATAAGGAAATTGGTAAACTTGCAAAGAAGACTCCAAAGGAAGTTGATGAGTCTGTAGAACAGATTGATGAACTGTCAAAAAAGACTCTTGCAAATTATATGAGAGCAAACACTAAGAGAATGGCTGATCCAAAGAATCCAGACTCTATGGAACGCAAGATGAAGAGACATGATGATTATTTCAAGGCATCAAAGAAGTTCCATGAAGATACTGTCACTGAAGACAAATGGACAGATGTTGCTGATGGTCCTTGGAAGAAATCTAAGAGAACTCCTGGTCAAGCTTCTAGTGCTGCTGCAAATGCTGCTGGTAAAGGTCTGAAAGGTGCTCAACATAAACTTGATGTTGCTGAACCAAAGGGTAAACTGACTGCTGCTGACTTCAAGAAACTTCGTAAGGAAGAATCAGAACAGATTGATGAGATATCTGGCGAACTTGCTGTCAAATATAAGAAAAAGGCTTTAGGTGGAAAATCATATGACGATGATTCTAATTGGAATGAACTTTCACGAAAAAGACAAAAAGGTATAGGATTAGCAAATAGAAAACTCACACAGTCTCTTTCCAAAACACCAGGAAAACATGCTAAAGTTGCTGCTACATGGAAAGAAGAAGTTGTAATTGAAAAGACTCTTACTCCTGCTGAATCTAAAAAGAAGGAAGAAATTGTCAAGTCTATGAAGAAAGGCGCAAGTGGTTTCAAGGAAAGATATGGCAAGAGAGCAAAAGAAGTAATGTATGCAACTGCTACTAAGCAGGCAAAGAAAGTTGCAGAAGAAACTGTTACTGAAGCACAAGGTCCGACTTCCACATATAGTTCAGACACTTTTGTTCAGAATGCAAATACAACAAGTAATCCAACTCCTTTGTCTAGAGCAAAAGAACTTGCTCGTACTGCAATGTCTAGAATGAAGAATGAAATGTTGGGTAAGGCCGGCACAACTTCAGAAGAAATTGATCCTTCAGTTAAGTCCACAGACACACTTAAAGGTCGTGTTGCTGGCGGTAAGAAAACTGATGTTGGACCTGGTGCAGACGGCAAATCAACTAAGGTAAAATTCATTCCAGGACCAAAATAATGGATAAGAAAGCTGAAAGATTGAAAGCTTTGATCAAAGGAAATGTTAAGAACCGTCCCACTTTTGGGACGGATCCTAACGATCCTTGGTCAGTAAAATCTAATGTCAATGAAGAATCACTTGATGAAGGTGGTCAATTAGATAAATTTCTCATGTCTAAAGGAATAAATCCAAAGGTCTTAAACACTCAAACTAAGATATCACATTCCAAGTCCAGTGAATTTATAAATTGGAAAAATAGACAAGTCAAAGAAGATATTGAACAGATTGATGAAGATGATCTTTTGAATCAATACCTGAAGACTAAGGGACTGAATCCAAAGACAGCAAGCAAGATTTCAAAGATTGCAGCCTCAAAGACTGGAGATTTTGATAAGTGGAAAAGAGATCATATTCGTGGTGGTCGTCTACCTGAAGCACCAAAAACAGAACAGGTGACATATCAAAATTCACCTACTCTCAAAAGACAAAAGGTCCTAGACCGAGCATTTAAGAAGTCTAAACCTATTCGTATTGCTGGTCCTGATCTTCATAGAAATGATCATACTGGCCAACAAAATGAAGAAGTTGATAAGAAAGATACAGTCACTATGGACATCCCATTATTGATTCGTATGCTTGAACTTGCTCGTGAAGATATTAAGACAGACGCAGAATTGCACCGTGTTGTTGAGAAACTTATTGACATTCGCAATAAGGGAACACTCACAATGGATGATTATGATTTTGTTTCTAAACTGAAAGAATCTCTACAATTAGAAGATACTTATCAAGATTCTTATGCGGCAACACAAACAACTGGACCAGAAATCATGAGTTCAGATGACACCGAAAAGAATGCGACTGAATATAAGAATGAATTGTCGAAGTCAGCTCGTATGATTAAGTCGATATATAAAAACAAAAAAGTGGTCAAAGAAGACTTATATGACCACGAAAAAGAAGATAAACCGGTTGTTACTCCGGGAAAGAAACCAAAATTGGAAAAGGATATCAATAAACCTCAAGCGATGGCAGTTCTAACTGGTGGTAAAACATTGACTGGTCAATCTCGCGATGACATTGAATTGGATCCAATGATGAGACTGAGACCTGCATCACAGGATGTGATTAAAAGTAACAAAATCAATAACAATAAATAGTAATACAAACTTATAAGTTTTTAGGAGAAATAAAATGCCATCTTGGGGTAATACAGACTCACTTAGTGACAAGCCACACTTTCCTTTTGAAAGACAGGTTCGTCCGTTTGCTACTTTCACTACAGCAAACACAACTTCTGGCGGAAATACAATTGTATTCACTGGTGTAAATTCAGCTACTGCGGCCAATGTTGGTGTTGTTGCTGGAATGTTCGTATATGGTGCAAATGTTGCATCAACCGGTGAACAAGAGTTTTTCGTTTCTAACAATACAGTAAAATCTGTTAGTGGAAACACCATCACTCTTTCAAATAATGTATTTGGTACTATTGCATCTGGTTCGACTATCGATATCGGTGTTGCAATTCAGTACAATTCTAATACATCTAATACCTACTTCTCTGATACCGTTCTTGTTACTCCTACTCGTATGGCAAATACTGTAGGTTTTGCAAATACCGAAACCAGTCATCCGGGTTGGGTTAAGGTATCGACCGGTACTGGTGGACGCGCTGGACGTGTACAGACTGAAGTTCTTGTTGCTCTTGCGAACACCGCAACAGCCAATGTTCTTTCTGGCAACACCAGCAACTCTCAAGTTTATTACGCTGGTTTATAATATAGGGGGATTTATTCCCCCATTATATAATGCAAAATTTAACTGAAGATAATTTCCTGATATATGCAATGAAGTGTTATAATGCACCTCATTGCATCATGTCAGAATTTGAAGGTGACATCAAAAGAACAAAATATTTGAAAAGATTATTTCGAAGATATAAAGTCACCAAAATATTAAAAGAAAGGTTAATACTCAATCATATAATTTTATTGAATAATGTTTTTGGACCAGTACCGACTGCAAGAATATTATTCTATAAAACTGATGAACGTGATTATGATATTCTAAAAACATTCTTAGAATATTTGGATATAATGCCAGAAGAAATCATTGGTATTGGAGGTAAAAACATACATACCTCTGAGATTCCACTAGAAAAAAATGTCACAGAGATATTACTAAGCATATGAAAACATTCAAAAAATTCCTAGAAGAAATGAAGAACCCTTGTTGGAAAGGATACAAGGCATACGGCATGAAGAAGAAGGGTGGTAAGACCGTTCCTAATTGTGTAAAAGAAGAACAACTGGATGAGAAGTCTGCTGCATGGCAACGTAAAGAAGGCAAGAATCCAGAAGGCGGATTGAATAGAAAAGGCATTGCATCTTATCGTAGAGAGAATCCAGGTTCTAAGTTGAGTATGGCAGTTACTACGCCTCCTTCTAAATTAAAGAAGGGTAGTAAGGCTGCAAAACGTAGAAAGTCTTTTTGTGCAAGAATGGGTGGTATGCCTGGTCCTATGAAGGATGAAAAGGGTAGACCAACCAGAAAGGCACTATCACTAAGAAAGTGGAATTGCTAATGAAAAGTTTTAAGGAGTTTATTAAAGAAAATGAAGATTATAGGGGGTCTCACGGAGCTCCTGGACCTCATTTTGGTGACCCTCTACACAAGGTAACTCATAGCATATACCCAAAAGACATTTACAGTTCAAAGGGATCACATCTTTATGGTGATGGTGGCAACCACTCCCATTTAGATAAATTATCTCATAATATTATTATGAAAGCTAAAGATAAACCAGACCATCAAGTAACTATTCATAGAGCGGTTCCTAAACATGCTGGAGATGAAATTAATAAAGGTGATTGGGTCAGTGGTTCTAAAGAGTATGCCAAAGGACATGGAGAAAGTGTTCTAGGTAAAGGAAAGTATAAAATACTCAGTAAAACTGTTCCAGCAAAACATGTATGGACGAATGGGGATTCATTACACGAATGGGGATATCATCCACATGATTAAATCATTCAAACAATTTATTAATGAAGATGGAATGGGAGGCGGAGCAATTGCCGCTGGCCCAACCAACGTAGTTGGTAGTGGTGCAATTGCTGGTAGCGGGGGCAAAGGTGGTGAACCAGGTGTTCACCTACCAAGAAAGAAAAAAGATCCAGTAATGGGTCCAATTAGAAGAAGAAAACATATATGAACTTAACTGAGTCTTCATTGGCAAAAATGTTGCCTAGAAATAAAAGCATACATGAATTGTTTGTTGCATTGAATTCTGTTTTACCCAAATATGAAATCAATACAGTCAATCGTGTTGCTGGTTTCTTGGCTCAATGCGGTCATGAATCTGCTGACTTTACAGTTCTAAAAGAAAATTTAAATTACTCGGCAGAAGCACTAAATAGAGTTTTCCCTAAGTATTTTAAGAATGCTGGTCGCGATGCAAATTTATATGCTCGTAACCCAGAGAAGATTGCTAATATAGTCTATGCGAATAGATTAGGTAATGGAGACACCGCATCAGGAGACGGATGGAGATACCGTGGACGAGGTGCAATTCAGTTAACTGGTAAAACTAATTATTCTGAATTTGCAAAGTCTATAGGAAAGACTCTAGAAGAAACTGTTGCATATCTAGAAACCATGGAAGGTGCTATTGAATCTGCATGTTGGTTCTGGAATTCCAGAGATATTAACGAAACATGTGATGATGATGATATTGTTCTCATGACTAAAAAAGTTAATGGTGGAACTAACGGATTAGAAGAAAGAACAACACACTACAAAAATAACAAGAAAATATTATCTCAATGACATGGTTCTTGGATTTAATAACACAATCAATTATTAATATATCTCTTTCAGTAGGAATACTGTTATGGATAGTTGGTTTTGTATTAAATTTCTTACCATTCATTCAATATAGAATACCTGCACAAATACTATCAATAGTTTTACTTGTTCCTTCTATTTGGTTCTATAGTTTCTATCATTATCAAGAAGAACAGAGAAAAGAATTATTAATTTTACAAGAAAGAATAACTGTTGCAGAAAATAAATCCAATGATTTGAATTCACAGTTAGAAAGTAAAATAAAAGAACTTGATGCTTTAAGGAATAAGAAAAATGAAGTCGTTACAAAAGTCATTACCAAAGTTGTTAAGGAATATGATAGTAAGTGTGAGTTGTCTAATGCTTTTATCAGGGTGCATGACTCAGCCAGTAAAGATGAAGTTCCCTCAAGTTCCGAACCAACTGATGGAGGAACCTCCAATGTTAAAGCAAGTGAACTCCTCCAAACAGTAACAGATAATTATTCAACCTATTATCAAATGAGAGATAGGTTATTACAATGGCAAGAGTGGTACAATAAACAAAAACAGATATATGAATTTGACAAATGAATATACCAAAAAATATACAAATAGATAGTATGTTTTTGATGTATGTTATATTATTGTTGATAGTTGGTTTTTCTGTCTATTTCTTAAGAAAGATAGACAAGGATAAACACAATACATATAGTTTAATGGACTTGATTGTAGATGATGGTAAAATACAAGAGAGAAAGGTTACCAGATTAGGAACTTGGATAGTTTCTACCTGGGGATTTGTGTACCTGATTATTGATGGTAAATTGGATGAATGGTACTTTGTTGGTTATATTGGTGCTTGGGTTGCAAATGCAATACTAGCTAAAAGACAATCTGATACGATAAAGGAAGAAAATGTCGATGCCTCCTGATAATATAACCGATATAAAAGTCGATGTGGGTGTTTTAAAATCACAAACAGCAGCATTGACATCTCTATGCGAGAAAATGGATAGAGTAATAGAAAAAATAGTCGATCAACAAGACAGGTACATCACCCAGGTTTATGATGACATGGAAAAAAGAAGATTAGAGAAGGATCGCGAATTAAAAGAAGTTAATAACCGAATTGATACAGTTCTCGACAAAGTAGAATTGACAGAACGTAGAATCATGGAAGAAATTCGTGATCTTCGCAAACAAATATCTACAAACACTCAGAAAGAACAAGAATCTCTGGAAAAACTCAATCAATGGAAGTGGACCATTGCCGGAGGAATAATTGTTATTTCATGGTTGATTTCTCACTTGGACTTTGATACAATATCCAAACTGTTTTAACAACCTACACATTTTGTCATGAGTGTATACATTGATCGATCTTTCCTATTGAGGATCTCTCCTCGTCTCAGTAGATTTTCACAAAAAAAGGAGGACCTCTATAATTTTAGGTGTCCTCTCTGTGGAGACTCACAAAAAAACAAGACCAAATGTCGTGGTTATGTTTTCCGAAAAAAGAATGACTATTTTTATATGTGCCATAATTGTGGCGCGTCCACAACATTCTACAACTTCCTGGAGAAGGTTGAACCCGACCTTATCAAAGAATATGCACTAGAAAGATATAAAGATGGTGAGACTGGTACACACAATTATCCAAAACCCACATTCGACGATCTAAAAGTAAAACCAGTCTTCAAAAAGAAGACCGTTATCAATCTAGAGTCTATTGATAGTCTACCTGATGGACATTTCGCAAAGGAGTACTGCAAAAATAGATTGATACCGTCTAATAAACTTAATAGTTTATATTATGCTCCAGATTTTAAGAAATTTGTACAAGAACTGGGTGTCGATAAAGAAAAATTGGTTGACGGCGACCATAGACTTGTGATACCATTCTATGACAAGTCTGGAGACTTGATTGCTCTTCAAGGACGAGCTCTTGGTGAATCCAAGATGAGATACATAACTGTAAAACTACAGGACGACAACAGGAAATTCTTTGGAATTGACAAAGTTGATGAAGAGAAGACAATCTATGTCGTTGAAGGTCCTATCGACTCCTTGTTCTTGGACAACGCTGTGGCCACAGCAGATTCTAATCTAACATCAATAACCGATGTGTATGATAAGACTCAAGTTGTTTTGGTCTTCGACAATGAACCAAGAAACAAAGAAATCGCAAAAATTATGGAAAAGGCTATAGACAACCATTATAGTGTTGTGGTCTGGCCTGAAATGATCACCTGTAAAGATATTAATGAAATGGTTCTGGACGGATTATCACCCGAAGATATACAAGATATCATACAACAGAATACGTTTGTTAATTTGAGAGCGAAGATGGAATTAATTAATTGGAAGAAAGTATGAATGTAAAATTGTTTAGTCACACTATGGAAGAATCTGGATTGAATTTGCTTGAACAGATTGCGTATGTCGCTAGAGTATCAAATCCATCAAATCAAAATAATCATGAAACTGCTGAGAAGTTGGTCAATTATCTAATTAAACACAAACATTGGTCTCCACTTGAAATGGTAGACGCCACACTCGAAATTGAGACCACCAGAGACATTGCTCGTCAGATTCTAAGGCATCGTTCCTTCGTCTTCCAGGAGTTCTCCCAACGGTATGCCGATCCAACTCAAGACTTGGGTTTTGTGACGAGAGAGACTAGACTACAAGATGCCAAGAATCGTCAGAACAGTATTGAAACTGAAGATGAGAAGTTGCAACAGGGATGGGAAATCTGCCAACAGCAAGTTCGATATTATGCAAAAGAAGCATATAATTGGGCAATTGAAAATGGTATTGCAAAGGAACAAGCAAGATCAGTTCTACCAGAAGGTCTTACTGTTTCTAGAATGTATATGAAGGGCTCTATTCGTTCATGGATTCACTATATACAGATACGATCTGGTGTGGAAACACAAAAAGAACATCGTGAAGTTGCACTTGCATGTGCAAAGGCAATTGAACCTATTTTCCCTATGATTATGCAATTTGTAAATGATAACTGAACAAAAACTGAAAGGTTTGGTATATTATAATGGTGGAAAATTATATTGGAAAATAAGTAAACAGAGAATTAATAAAGATTCTGAAATAGGATATATTGATTCAAAAGGATATAGAAATGTTGTTATAGAAGGTAAAAATTATAAAACACATAGATTGGTGTTTTTATATCATTATGGTTATCTTCCAGAATATGTGGATCATATTGATGGAAACCCATGTAATAATAACATTGAGAATCTAAGAGAATGTACTAAACAACAAAATAATTGGAATAGAAAAAAGAACATCAAAAGTTCATCAAATATAAAAGGCGTTTCGTGGTATAAACCATATAATAAATGGAGAGCGCAAATTTGGATGGATGGTAAGAAAAAACATCTTGGTTATTTTGATAATATTAAAGATGCTGAAAATAAATTGGTGGAGATTAGAAATGAACTACACTGTGAATTTAGTAATAACGGATAAGGAGTTTGTAAATGAACAGTCATGATGATGTAAAAGTTTTTATGGAAGCGTGTGATCAAGTTGAAGAAGGATTTGGTAAACAGTCCGAACTCTACATGGAACTAATCACAGAAGAATTTAAAGAATTAATCGAAGCGTTCTTAGAAAAGGACATGGTAGAAATTGCTGATGCTTGTGCAGACCTTAAATGGGTCATTGAAGGTCTAGAACACACTCTAAATATCCCGCAACAAGAAGTCTGGGATGAGGTTGCAAGAAGTAATCTACAAAAAATTGGTCCTGATGGAAAGGTTTTGAAGAGAGAGGATGGTAAGGTAATGAAACCGGAAGGATGGACACCACCAGACATTAAATCAATTTTTGAATAATAATAAGAATAGCGAGACGGAAATGGAAGAATATCTTGGCCTACAAATTGATCTGGAGAAAGATAAACTGTTTGATGAACTTGGAATCAAACGTTTGCAAGAATCATATATGAGAGAAGACGAAACTTCTCCACAACATCGTTTTGCTTTCGTATCGAAAGCATTTAGTTCTAATATAGAACATGCACAAAGACTATATAATTATGCCAGCAACCACTGGTTGTCTTACTCAACACCGATCTTATCTTTCGGCAGAAGTAAGAGGGGACTTCCAATTTCATGTTTTTTAAACTTTATTGAAGATACTGCGGAGGGTTTAGTTGACAACTTATCTGAAACCAATTGGCTTAGTATGCTCGGTGGTGGGGTTGGTATTGGCTTTGGTATTCGTTCCGCTGATGATAAGTCTACGGGTGTTATGCCACATCTTAAGATATATGACTCAAGTTCTCTTGCCTATCGTCAGGGGCGTACTCGTAGGGGGTCATATGCTGCTTATCTCGACATTTCGCACCCAGATATAGTTTCTTTCCTCGAAATGAGGAAACCTACAGGTGATCCTAATGTAAGATGCCTCAATCTGCATCACGGCATCAATATCACCGACAATTTCATGCAAATTATTGAAAATTGCATGATTAATCCTGATGCAAATGATGATTGGGAACTTAAAGATCCACATTCAGGAGAAGTAAGAGAGATTGTGTCTGCTAAGCATCTTTGGCAGATGATTATAGAAATCAGAATGCAGACTGGAGAACCTTATTTACATTTTATTGATACTAGTAATAGACTATTACCTGACTTTTTGAAAGATAAGGGACTAAGAATAAACCAATCAAATCTATGTTCTGAGATTATTTTACCCACAAATGAACAGAGGACGGCCGTATGTTGTCTTTCGTCTCTGAACTTGGAGTATTTCGATGATTGGAAGAACGATCCTAATTTCTTGCGTGACGTTGCTGAAATGCTTGATAATGTGCTTCAGTATTTCATCGATAATGCTCCTGATACTATTGCTCGGGCACGTTATAGCGCTGAACGGGAACGCTCAATTGGTGTTGGTGCTCTTGGCTTCCATGCCTATCTGCAACGCAATAGAATTGCTTTTGAAGGTGTTATGGCCAAAGTTGCGAATAACCGGATCTTCAAACACATTAAGGAAAAATTAGATGAATCGAATTATCAATTGGGTCAAGAACGGGGGGAAGCCCCTGACGCTGTTGGCACTGGTCGTAGGTTTAGTCATGTCATGGCTATTGCCCCTAACGCCTCTTCAAGTATCATTGTCGGTAATACTAGTCCTTCTATTGAGCCATATAGAGCCAACGCTTATCGCCAGGATACTCTATCGGGAGCCTCGTTAAACAAAAATAAGTATCTAGATGCTATCATTCATGAATACTGCGATTCTCCTCCTACAGATGGCAAATTAGGTATGGATTATGATGATATCTGGTCATCTATTATGGCAAATGATGGTTCTGTACAACATCTTTCTTGGATGGATGATATAACCAAAGATGTATTCAAAACATCAATGGAAATTGATCAAAGATGGGTTATTGAACTTGCTGCTGATAGACAAAAGTATATTGACCAATCACAGTCATTGAATGTGTTCTTTAGACCTGATGCACACATTAAATATATTCACGCAATACATTTTACTGCATGGAAGAAGGGAGTAAAGACTTTATATTATTGTCGTTCAGAAAAGATTGGCAAAGCAGATAAAGTGTCCAAGAAAATTGAAAGAGAAGTTATCAAGGAATTGGACATGTCTCAGATTGCCCAAGGTAACGATTGTATTGCATGTGAGGGGTAAATGAAAAAGAATAGTAATTTAACAGAAGAAAGAGCATACTTTAAACCATTTAACTATCCTTGGGCTTATGATGCTTGGTTAAAACATGAACAGTCACATTGGCTTCATACTGAAGTACCAATGTTGGAAGACGTAAAAGATTGGAAAAAGAAATTATCAAATGAAGAAAAACACTTCCTTACTCAAATTTTTCGTTTCTTTACTCAAGGAGACATTGATGTTGCTGGTGGTTATGTCCGCAATTACCTCCCTTATTTTCCTCAGCCGGAAATTCGTATGATGTTGACTGGGTTTGCTGCTCGTGAAGCACTTCACATTGCAGCATACTCACATCTTATTGAAACTCTTGGTCTGCCAGAAGCAACTTATAATGAATTCTTAGAGTATGAAGAAATGAAAGAGAAACATGACTATGTTATGGATCTCTCGTCCCGAAACGGAACAAAAGAGAATACCGCTAGACACATTGCAGTATTCTCTGCCTTCACTGAAGGTATGCAATTATTTTCTTCATTTATTATGTTGCTTAATTTTCCCAGACATGGTAAAATGAAGGGTATGGGACAGATTGTCACCTGGTCGATTGTTGATGAAACACAACATGCCGAATCGATGATCAAATTATTCAAGACCTACATAGAAGAAAATCGTGAAATATGGAATGACGAATTGAAGTCTTCAATCTACACGGTTGCAGAACGAATGGTTGAATTAGAAGATAAGTTTATTGATCTTGCATTCTCCACTGGTGCGATTGAAAATCTCACATCAGAGGATGTTAAGAAATATATTCGTTATATTGCTGATCGCCGTTTGATCTCTATGGGACTCAAAGGCATCTTTAAAGTAAAGAAGAACCCTTTGCCTTGGGTAGAGGAAATGATTAATGCTCCTACTCACACTAACTTTTTTGAAAATCGTGCAACAGATTATGCAAAGGGTGCTTTATCTGGAAGTTGGGGTGATGTGTGGGCCCACTAATTTTAAGGAAGAATAAATGTCACTACACAAATCAATTAATGGAGAATGTGAAAGCTGCGAATCTACATTTTTAATCAACTATACTGATATGCTCGCTTCTAAAGAATATCCTGAATATTGTCCTTTTTGCGGTGAACCCATCGACGAATTGTCTGAAGACTATATAGAAGAGTCTGAAGATGAATTTGAAGATGAGGAATCATGGCATTAGAATGGCAATATAATAACGAAACATTCACAGAAGAAATGATTGGTGATAACTATGGATTCGTCTATATTATCACCAACAACTCAACAAACAAGAAATACATTGGAAAGAAATTCTTTTATTCAATGAAGACCAAACAGGTCAACAAAAAGAAAAAAAGAATAAAAGTATCCAGTGATTGGCAATCTTATTATGGATCAAATGCGGAACTACAAAATGATGTTAAACTACTAGGTGAAGAAAATTTTACTAGAGAAATCATACACTTATGTAAATCAAAAGGTGTGTGTGGTTATCTAGAAGCAAAAGAACAATTTATTCGCAATGTACTTGAAACTGATGACTATTATAATACATGGATTATGGTCAGAGTTAGACAATCACACTTAAAAGGTATTTAAATGCTACAATGTTTTGAACCAATGAAAGGCGTTGAATATGACTGCCTTACGTTTCTCCCCTCAACCGACAACAATATTCATATTGAAGCTGGAAAATTGACTGAACCAGGAGAAAAACTTGGTGGTAGTTCGATGGGTGATTCATATGAAATCGTCCTATTTAAAGAAGGTGATGAAGGTGTCACTGATATTGACCACTTCAAGGCAATACTTGGATGTCCTATGGAGTATGCATCGTTCATCATTCCAGCTGGATGGTATGGTCTAATTACAAAATGGACCACAACTTCAAATGAAATCACTTCAAATTTGATCGAACAACTTAAAGCACATGCTTGACAGGTGAAACACAATATGATATCATGGTGACACTAACAATATAAGGATGATATAAATCATGATACTAGTTGACCTAAATCAAGTTCTTCTTTCTGGTCTGATGGCACAAATTGCTGGAAAGAAGAACGTCAAACTCGAAGAGGATCTTGTCAGACACATGATCCTCAACATTCTACGCAATCACATCAAGACGTTTAAATCTGAGTATGGTGAAGTTGTCCTTTGCTGTGACAACCGTAAATACTGGAGGAAAGAATTCTTTCCATTCTACAAGGCCAGTAGAAAGAAGAATAGAGAAAAGTCTGATCTGGATTGGCATTTGATTTTCGATATGTTGGCCAAGTTTAAAGACGAACTCAAGGAAAACTTTCCTTATAAGGTCATTGATGTTGAAGGAGCAGAAGCTGATGATGTTATTGGCACTCTTGTTCCTAGGCACATCATGCATGAGAATATTGTTATTATCTCCAGTGATGGTGACTTCTTACAGTTGCAGAGATACAATAATAGCAAGTATACGGTAAAACAATACAATCCATCCCAAAAGAAGTTTATCACTTCAGAAAATCCTGAAGTTGAACTCAAGGAGAAGATTATTGGTGGTGATAAAGGTGATGGCATTCCAAACATTCTCTCACCTAATAATTGTTTTGTTGTTGAAAGCAGACAGAAGTCCATCACCAAAGCAACAATGACCAAATTGTTAAATGAAGATATCGCAAATGACAAGAATGAATATATCCGCGCAGGGTTTCTTAGAAATCAAACTCTAATTGATCTATCTTTTATACCTAAAGAAATAAAAGAGAAAATCATAAATAATTACGAAGAAAACAAACCTGCTCCCAAACAAAAACTCTTTAATTATTTTGTTGAAAAGAAGTTAATGAATCTAATTGATAGTATTGGTGATTATTGATGAAAAACATGTATGAAGTCTTTGATGAGTTTGATATGGCACTCACAAAGAGAGAAAAGATGAAAGTGATAGAAGATAATCTATCACAAACATTGGTTAATGTTCTACTCTTAACTTTCCACCCAGACTATGAGTGGAAATACAAGGAATTTCCCGAAGATTACAGAATACCTGATACAAAGCCAGGAATATCTGTATGTCAACTAGGCACCGAACTCCGAAAGATGTATCTTTTTCGGAAAGGTGACTCCACAGCCGAAAGTCTCACAGATAAAAAAAGAAATGAGCTGTTGATTCAGTTCTTGGAGTCTTTGGAACCTCGCGAAGCTGAAGTTGTTGTGGGTATATTCAAAAAAGATCAAGGAGTTGATGGATTGACATATGAATTTGTTAAAGAAGCCTTTCCTCAACTATTACCTTAACGTGTCGGGTATTAAAATAAAGACATTCAACTAACGGAGTTAAAAAGGTGGCCAAAAGCATTGCAAAATCTCGTAATAAATGGTTCGAAGATGAATACGAAGAGTTTGATCGTACTTTTGTAAGTAAAAGTAAGAAGAAGACAGACAACGTTGAAGTCAAGAAGACAAAAAACCGAACAATTACGAAACTAAAGCACATGTCCGTCGATGAAATGATGCAATTTTATGATCGGGAAGAGGAATTGTATTAAAGTTTGAATTTAGAGCTCTTCAGGGACGAAGAGCTTGACAAAAATTCACTTTCTTTGTATAATGGACTCTCAATTTTATTATGGAGTCTATTGTATGATGATCTATGCGTCTGTTCCCAAGTACAAACCTAAGAAAAAGTCAAAATCTGTGATTTC